CTCTAATATTATGAGTTGGTCTTGGAATAGTAACAAGCCCATCAATAAGTTCTGGTAATTCATCAAAAAGTCTTACAGTTTGTTGTCTAAATCTTTCAAGGTATTCATCACCTCTTTGTACGCCTCTAACAATTGCTTTTGCTTGCTCTTCCCGAATTACTTTTTTAAGATCAACAGGTGGTTTAACTTGTCTAGGAGCAGGTCGTTCTCTTAATAATAAATTATTATATTCATCATTAGGCATTCTTAATAATTTACGACCCAGTGTACCAGTAACCAAAACGAATTTGTTCGTTTGTGGATTTAAAACTTTTTTTCGATCTGCACTGAATACTTTAACACCGCCTTCATCTACACCAGCTCCAGCTCCAGCACCACCTCCAAGATTGTTATATTGGTCATCAGTCATACGTTCTAAACGACGACCGATTGTTCCTGTTACTTTTACATAACGACCAGTCTCAGGATTAAATATTTTTGTGTTATTGTCTCTGTATAATTTAACCATGATTAATTATTTTATATATACATAAGATATAAAAATATTTTTTGAATTCGCGTGTTTTGAATTAAATTAAATTTTAAAAAATAATTTTAATTAAAAACTACTCCGTTTTGAAAAGCGTGTCTAAGCACATTTAATTTTTGCTTTCTAATTGCTTCTGCTTCTATCTGTACTTTCTTAATAATTTCAGGAGATATATCATAAATCTGTCTTCCACGTTTAGCATATGTTCCAAAATTTTTGAGCATAGGAGGTGCCGTGTCAGAATATAAATATAAATCTGCTTCTCTAACATACTTCTTTTGAAGCCCAGTGACCATACTTGTTGCTTTACTTTTTCTCGCCTTAACTAACTTATCAAGACCAGATACTTGTCTTGGGAACCCTTTTTTGGTTAACTCGTTTAGGTGTGTGATTGTATTCATATTTTTATTATATACTATATAATAAAATAAATAAATGATTATTTTAAAATCGGTAAAGAAAATTAAAAAAGGCAATGAAACATTATATCCCATTGCTAAAATTGTAGGTGGAAAACAAGACGGATTGTATTTATATTTCAACGAAGTTGATTTGAATCTGAAAGATCTTAAAGAAGATTTTGTTAAAAGTTTAGAATTATCAAGTGAAGATAAGAGAGAATTAGAAAAAGCAATAAGTGAAAATCTGGAACCAGAAGACGAAGAGCTAGTCCCAAAGTATTATAAAGTGATAGAAGCGATTGATCAACAAAAAAAGAAAGGCTTCGTACTTAGAAGCGGTGGAAAATTACAACCGCTACCAAATTTTAATAGAATTGAAAAGATTTATATATCAGGCATCAGTGGATCTGGCAAATCTACATTTGCATCAAATTTTATTAGAGAATATTTGAAACAAAAAAGAAAAAACGAGTTCTTCTTATTTTCTAACGTAGATGAGGACGATGTGCTAGATAAGCTAAAACCAATAAGAATTGATTTAGACGACGAGGAAGCTTTATCTGAAGTTAATAGTAGCGACTTCTACGATAGCCTGGTTCTGTTCGATGATACAGATACAATTAGCAACGGGCTGGTGAGAAAATTTATCCAGCATTTACGTGATGACTTACTTGAATGCGGCCGGCATTATAACACGACTGTTGTAGCTGTATCTCACGTTTTACAGAATTATCAAGCAACAAGAAAACTGTTAAACGAAGCCAGTTCTATAGTGTTCTTTCCCAGGGTCGGTAGTAACAACCACAATTACAAATTTTTAAAGCATCATTGCTTATACGATGAAGATACTATAAGAAGATTATTGAACCTCAATTCACGTTGGGTTGCCCTATATAGAAGCTTCCCTAATTATGTTATATACGAGAAAGGCGTGTTCCTAATTTAGTTTTAAATTAATTGTAACTTAAAGACAGGTATATAATTATTTCTTTTAAAAATTTCATAACATTTATAATATGAAATTTATTTATTTTTTATTTCTAACAAACATTAGTTTCATTGTGAAATACTCGCCAGGTAATAACCGATGAGAATACAGCTCCCCAGTTTGATATAGTATATAAATATTAATATCGATCTTTCTAAGAGGCTCGTTAGAAACTAAATTTGTATATCTATAAACTCGCGGAAAGTATTGGTACACTGACCCAATCAACCCTTGTTCTGATATCGGTACAAAGTCACTTAATATTCTTTGCGTTTCATTTAACTGGCTAGAAATATTTTCTGGATTTATTGGTATACTATCAGTTAAAATAACGATATCGCTAAATTTATTAAATAATGGGGTTGTATCAACTTCTGAATAAATTTTATAATAATCTTTTGAATTTATAGTAATTCTATTATTTATCTTGTTATCAAAAATATAAAGTTGTATAAAGTCATTATGTAAAACCAAGTTTCCGTCTGCTACTGGAAATTCTTGGAACCCCCAATTGAATAATTTAGAACTCAAAGATAAAGTGATATTATTCAAATTTCCATCTATGTATTCTATTGGACAAACTAAATATATTTTTGTAGCTACATTAGGATCATATACAAAGAATGGGGCGTCATAGGTTATTCCAGGGTTCAAAATTAGTAAATCACCATGTGCCTCTTGTAATGCTTTATTCAAAATTTCGATGAAATGATTTACATAGTATATGCCTCTTTCTATATACGTTTCATATTTTTGTGTATATACTAAATTTTTTATTACTGAATCTCCAGCATTTGTTAATTTAACTTGAAAAATATTTGGATCTTCTGGGTATATAAACAATGGGAAATTAGCTGGCAATTGAAATCTAATTACGCTAAGTTTATAGTCATTACATTTAGGTAGAATTTCTTCTACTCTTGTTGAGGAATAATACGTATTTATAACTTCATCATTATTTTCTATTGAGTTATGAATTCTGAGATTATAATAAATATACTGTTCGTCATCTGTTTCTTCTTTTATTTTCAAAAAGTTATCACTCATTTATTTTAAGAACTATTTTAATTTCTAATTTAGATAATTATGAAAATCTACAGTGAGCAGACTCACCCAGAAATCTGGATTATAATGTGAATTCTTGTTGATAAAAGTGTTATATTCACTGTCAGATAAATGAATATAATTCAATCTTACACAGCAATGACGCCCGCATGTATTTACGTGTTCTTTAAATTGTTGATACTGAATCTTATTTACAATCAAATCGTAATTACTATTCTCTATTAGATGACTTAAATGTTTTACAATCTGGCCATGCATATTCCGAATTTGGAAATCTGAAAGAGCAACTTCTTCATCAATATCATAAGCATAAGGATCAAAAAAATACAAGGAGCCTTCTTTGTATCTGTTAGTAAGAAGACAAAAATGACCTGAGTTCTGGCTCTTCTGGTATAGGATAATCACAGACCCATCTTGATCTAGAACTTCATCTATTGAATTTACGAACATAAGATCAGAATATCTTATAACTCTACATTTGTAGTCTGATAACCTTAAAACATCATCGCCTGAGAGATATATTTGTTCAGAGTTTTGTACAATTTGTTCTATTCGCATTTTATTATAATTGATTATAATAATTGTAAATTACAAACATCATTTTTTCTTAAAAAAAAAATAAAATCTTTTTTAATAAGAAAAGAGAAATGGAAACAAAAAATTGCAGACTATGTAAAAAAGATTTAGATGTTACACAATTTGAAAAGAATGGGAAAATGCTAAAGACATGTTTCACATGTCGTTCTATTGTTAGAGAGGCAAAGAAACAAAAGAAAGAAAATAAGAATTCTGAATCTGAGAACTCTGGCTCTGACAGTGAGAAGGTTACCAAGCTTGATTTTCAAGAAACCCCAGTCCCCGAGCCAGAGCCTAAACCAACTCCTGAACCAACTCCCGAGTCAAAGCCTGTACAAGAACCTGTTTCAGAGCCTACTGTTACTCCTAAAAATTCTCCTGTTGTCAAACCAAAATTAAAGAGAACAGGAACAGTTGCAAAAAAGGAAAAGAATTTGCCTTCTACAAAAAGAACTCGTAAGTTACAAGTTAAAAACTAATATAATTTTCTGCTAATATTAAATTTTTTAAAAATTTTTAAAAAATTTTATTATCTTATAAACAATAAAGTTAAAAAATGTCTTTATCACCTGTTTTAGTGTTAGATCCACGAATTGATGTTCGGGAGGATCTAGAAAAAAACCATATTATTCATAAAGGGGCACAAAGAAGTACGAATTACGTGCAATCCTCTGATAGTTATCAACTTAATGTGGCACCGACACAAAGTTCCTGGAGTATTTCACCTCCTAGTAACCAAACTATTGTTGATCGTTTTATTCGTGTAAGGCACTACGTTGAATTTGATAGTACCAATGCTAATATAGATTTAGGTATCAATAGTGGGTTTCGCCAGTTCCCTATTTCTTCTATTACTGACGTTGCCACTTTATCTATCAATGGTGAGCAAGTATCTGAGAATATTCAGTCTAAGTTACATGCTATGCTTACTTATGGTAATACCCCCGAGCAACGTCGTAAGAGTTGGAGTGTAGCACCATGTCAACCTGATTCATACCAAGATTATGGTGATTACCTTTCCTATGGAAGTGCTCGTAATCCTCTAGCTGATTATGGCGAGAACAGCACTGAACCTAGTAGAGGGGGTTTTGAGGTTGAAGTGACTGTTGTTAATAAGACAGTCCGAGCAGTAATTACTGAACCTATTTGGGTCAGTCCTTTGTATAATGGTATGGGTGCTCAAGTTGAAGGACTTGTTAATGTTAATCAACTTAACCTAACTCTACGTTATAATACTAACTCTTCTCGTGTATTTTGCCATCATGATACTGGTGCAATTCCTCTTGGTGCTAGTACAGGAAAATTCTACCAAGCACCTGAGTTACTGGTTACTTACTTAACCCCAGATATGACCCAGCCTATTCCCAGTCTACAAGTTCTTCCTTATCAAAGTTGCAATGAATACGTTCGTGAGTTGTCTTCAATTCCTGCAGGAAACACTTCCACCGTATTCAGTGATACGATCAGGCTCTCACAAATTCCTAGATTCGTATATCTCTTTGCTCGCCGTAATGAGGCTACTTCTACTTACGAGACTAGTGATTCATTCCTAGGTATCGAGAATGTTAGTGTTCAATGGAATAACGAGGCTGGTCTGCTCAGTGGAGCAACTAAGCAAGACTTGTTTGAAATGAGCTCTAGAAATGGTTGTAATCTTTCTTATCCGGCTTGGACTAAGTACCGTGGTAGTGTGTTAGCTCTTGAGATGGGAAAAGATATTGGGCTACCTGATGGCATGTCGCCTGGTGTAAATGGTCAATTTACTATTCAATGCCAAGTAACTTTTAAGAACCTTGATGCTAGTGCTTATGTAGGTACTTTCTATTTAGTGACTGTTAATGAAGGGGTTTTCACTGTTGCAGCAAACGTGGCTCGTAGTAGTTTAGGCGGGGTTAGTCCTGATAAGGTTATGCAAGCTTCTGAATCAATGGAAAAAGAAGATCATACTGATCTCGAAGGTGGATCTTTCTGGTCGTCTGCTAAGAGCATTGTTAAGAAGGGTCATAAAGCAATTCGTAAGCATAGTGGCTTAGCTAAGAAACTAGCTGAAACAGCAGGAATCGTAGTAGCTCCTGAGGCGGCATTAGCTTATGAAGCAGCTAAAGCTTCTGGTGTGCTCGGAGGTAGTTCTGTTGGTGGTCGCCTAGTCGGAGG